GTCGAAAACCATTTACAACTCAAAGACTTTGGTTACGGTGAGCTGAGTGACCTTAAGACTCAGAGTCAACTAGGACCGGAAGAACAAGGAGTAGACTACCCTTACTTATTCTTATTACCAGCGCCAAGTGTGAGACAGGGCCCGGTAATGGAGTACTCATTCAACATGGTAGTGATGGACATGGCTCGAACTGAAGAGGGAGACCTTTACGACAACTACATCACAATACAGAGTCAGTGCCAACAGTACATCGATGATGTCTTGGCCAATCTCTATTATTACTACAAGGACCAACCAGAGATTCAGTTGACCAACATTACTTACACTCCATTCAAGGAGAAGTACCAAGATGAACTGGCGGGCATGACAGCAACTATCACAATCCAAGTACCAACACCACTTGATAACTGTATTACACCAATCGAGGTAGTAGAGCTTTACCAAGAGTATAATGCAGATTCATCTACATCATATGGTACCACAGATAGTGCTGATAATATTTACAGCTGGTTTGACGACACGATTCCTTATGATCAGAATTATAGAATTGAAGTTGACCTAACATATGATCAGATCAAACTAATTGAACCTGTAATAGAGGGTGGGCCTTCTGTCTATATCTTTAGAAGTGGAGGAATCGATGAAGCTATAATACCTTTTGAGGACACGATTGCTACGGACAAAACCATTAAGTTTACTGTTGATTTCTACTTGCCACCGAAGTGGGGTTTGCAAAATTATCTAGTACTCAACTTCGGTAAACCTTTTACTACAGTAGCCGTAGCAGACTGCTTCGAGAATGTGGCAGGTACAGTTAAACTATACACAATAGACTAATGACAGTAGATGATTTCATAGCAGACCTTGAGGCACTCGGCCAAGAGCTCTCGGATCCTCAGCAGATACTTACCGATATTGGTAGTGATATTACTGAAGAGATGAGAAGACTCGCACCGGTCGACACTGGAGCCTTGAAGCAATCAATTGGTTATACTATTAACGGTAACCAAATAGAATTCCAAATGCTCTACTATGGTTTCTTTCAGAACTATGGAGTCTCAGGGCAATCAGACTCTTTAGGTCAACCAGTACCATTCGGTCTACTAGCTCCAAGTAACGGTAGCTTTTACCAGTTTAAGAAGAGAGCATTCGGCCTAAGAGCTCAGACCTTTTTTAACTACGACACAATCACAAATCAAATAACAGACGGTATAGCAGAATTTACCGCAGACTTCTAAATTATGGCAATATCAATAGATCAATATCCAACCCAACCATTTGACCAAGCGTATGGTCCAAATCCGGTTACAGTCTCAGGCTTACCTGTAGATCCAATCACGGGCGCTTATACAGCTGAAAAGTACGTACTTCAAATATGGAGAAACGGAGAACTAATAGCAGACCTTAGACAGAGTCCTAACCAGAGTGCAGTGGCTATCTTCGATATTCAGAATACACTGCAGAACTTTGTAAGTCCTTCGGTAGCATCAATTGAACAGATCGGTTACATTGGTAATACACTTCTTAACTCTGCAGCAGAATCAGTAGCTTACGAGATCAGAGCCTGCTATGAAGCTCAAGGTGTAGTGCCAACTTATCCAGGTTCAGAGTGGGATGTAACTCCGATACTCTTAGACTTCGGTGGTACTAAAGATTACTATCAAGTACCTTATGCACCTGTACAATACATTCCACAGGTTACTGCAACTGCTGGTTGTACGTATCCAATTAAATTTGGAAAGCCTTTTAGTGATAGAGTTAGTTACCGTTTAGGTAGTGAGATAACTGATGGTAAACCTTCATGGCTTGGTGGTAACATGAGAGTCTACGACTGGTATGTAACCGCAGATGATATGACAACAATCAGTTACTATAACGTACCTACTTCAGTTGGAGCACCGGCAGAAATGAGATCCATTGAGGCCTTCACATACTGGCAGTATAACGGTAATACCCAATTAAGCGTTGATATTGTCTACAACGTAACAAGTGATGGTGGTGGTCCTAACGCTAATCCAGGTGATGGTGTAGTGCCGCAATACCCTAATATTGCAATTACAGCTAGTACAGGACCAAAGAACTTTCAAGACTTTGCAGGCCCGCTGTGTACTCACTACTACGTAGCTGCTAATGTTTACACTGGTACAGTTTGTGATTCGGAGTACCCGAATGTAGGAGATACTTCAATCTTCTATGTACACAGATTTAACATCATCGAGCCGACTTGTAATGACTTCCCTGAATACCAGTTCTCTTGGTTAAACTCATATGGCTTTAGAGACTACTACTCATTCAGTAAGCGTAAGAACAGAGGAATTAACATGACGCGCAACGAGTACCTGAAAGAGGCCGCTGACTATAATAGCACTTCATATGACGTGAATAAATATGACAGAGGTACTACGGTCTACTCACAAAGACTCGAAGAAACATTCGAAGCTTTCACAGATTATATCTCAGATGCTGATGCTCTCTTCTTAGAGGGTCTCTTTAAATCTGCAGATGTTAAGGTTAGATTTAACGACGCGCCTGGAGCAGCACAATATGAATGGGTACCTGTTTCATTACTAACAAGCTCATACGAAGAGAAGACTTACCGTAAGGATAGACTCTTCCAATACAATATTAGATTTAAAAGAGCTCATAACCTAAAATCACAAAGAGGATAATATGATCCAACTCAAGCTATATAACGACTCTACAAAGACAGAACAATACTGGATCGAGCTCTACGAGACCGAACCAATTAAGCTGACTCTTAGCGTAGAAGACATCACAAATGCTGATGCTACTTCAACATTCTCGAAAGCATTCAAAGTACCAGGTACTCGAAAGAACGCAGAGTTCTTTAAGAATGCATTTGACATTGACGGCATCCTCTATGATGTTACTGTAAAGAAACCCGCAGAGATCTTAGTAGATGGAGCTGAGTTTAAGACTGGTCACGTGCGTTTACAGAAAGTTTTCTTAAACACGGACCTTGATCGTTATGACTATGAGTTACTCTTCTTAGGAGAGACCAGAGACCTTTCAAGTATTATTGGTGATAAGCCACTTTGTCAGTTGGTAATGGATGACCTAGTACCAACGGATCCTGCTAGCAGTATCTTTACTCAGGCTGATATTGAACTAAGTTGGCAAGCTTATCCAGAGTCAGTCAGTCTTACAGCTGGTCTTGCAGATGGTAATCTCTTATTTCCTCTAATTGACCACGGTAATGAATACGATGGTGGCCTACCAACTTCCGGTGTAATTGAATTGAATAACGAGAGCGGTAGAGGTTTTACTCTGAATGCTTCGAACGGTTTAGCACCAACCAGATTTAAACCAATGATTAGAGCTAAAAGAATATGGGACCAGATCTTTGATGATGCTGGTTACACATATACTTCTAGTTTTTTAAATAGTAATAGATTTAAACAGATCTACATTAGTGCTTTTGGTAATGAAGCCTCAAGTGAAGTATCTATAAATCAGAGTGTAACAACCTCTTTTCAAGCTGAAGAGAACGTAGACACACAAGGTATTAACTGTTACTTATATCTTAATGATGTGGTCTATAATCCTGGTGGTCAATTCTCTACTGGAACTACTACATGTAGTGGCGGATCCTATTATGTTGCACCAGCTACCAGTACACAGAATGCATACTATATAATGCATGCCAATGCAGATGTTGATGGTTGGTTTGAGAATAGTGATGGTAGTAGAAACTCGGTACCTATTAGAATTGAATTGGTTAATGCATCTCAGGGTAATGCACTTCTAGCAAACGGTCCATATGTTACAGGTTGGAATAGTACATTAACATTTGATTCACGTAACTTAGCAGATGGTGCAGTTACAGCCGGTGACATTTTAAAAATTCGATGTACAACTTTAACAGGTACTGATTATGATTCAGTTGAAAATGTTTACTGGGATTGTACTGCAAGTCCTGGTGGTTACTATGCACCTGGTGACTTAGATTGTAACTACAAACAGATTGATTTTATAAAAGACATTCTAACTACTTTTAGACTTACACTCTCTCCGGATCCTAAAATACCAAATGCATTTATTATTGAGCCTTGGCAAACTTATATCAACAGTGGAAATCTTTATGACTGGTCAAAGAAGCTGGTAGAGAACAAAGATGTTATAGTTGAACCACTCTTTAATACTCAATCAGATATTATAGAATTTAGTTTTACACAAGACTTAGATTATATTAATAATTTCCATTATGAAAACTATAAACACCCTTACGGTTGGTTAGAGTTTAACAGTGGCAACGAATTACTTAAAGGCACTAGAAAGATTGAAGTAAAAGGTATTGCACCAACTCCAGTAGATCAGATAGAACAAGATGATGGTAGTCCACACAACATGCCAACGTTTATTATACCTAATATTCATAAGCATAATGCTGAGGGTGCCGTAACACAACACTTACCGATTAAGCCAAAGACTAGAATGCTTTTCTATAACGGCCTTAAGACAATTCCAGATGTTGTAGATCAGTGGTACTGGTTGAATATAAATACTCGAGTTGAGGTATACCCACAAGTAACTCCGTATGAGCAATTCCCACCAACTAATTCGAGTCTTAATCTTAACTTCTCGAACGATATTAGATACTATCTAGATCCTTTTCCAGGTGCTAGTTATAATCAAGAAGGACCTACAATTTACAATGAGTACTGGAGTCGTTACATCAACTCACTCTACAATAAGTATTCTCGAAGAGTAACGGCATACTTTATACTTAACAACATTGACCTTAATGAATTCTCATTTGATGATACGATCTTTGTAAACGGTACTTACTATAGACCTGAAAAGATTATTGACGTTCAAATCGGGGCTTACACAGAAGTCTTAGTACAATTGATTACAGCCAATGACTATGTTCCGATTACAAGAGCACAAGAAACACTAATTGATTTTACAGCAACTGGATATGCTGGTAGTTGTTATAATAACAGTGGTTATATTGAAATAACTACTCAAGGTACTCCACCATTTACTTGGGACTTAGGTAATGGTCAAACTGGTCAGGCTTTAGTTGGAACTCCAGCTGGTGCAGGACCTTATACATTTATTATTCCATTTGTATCTCCTGGTACTTATAATGTTACAGTAAATGATAGTTTAGGTCGTACTGGTGTTGCAAGTGCTACAGTTCCTGTCGGTATCTACAATCCACCAACAGCAACTCAAGTAATTACTAATGCAACTGATTGTATTGAGCCTTGTAACGGTTCTATAGTAGTAACTCCAGCTGATGGTAATGCTCCTTACACAATCTACTGGTATGATGATCCTACAGAGACTTCATTTACAAGAACTGGATTATGTCCTGGTGATTACTCTTATTACATAACAGATGCTTCTGGATGTCTATCAGCTTCTTACTTAGCTACAGTTACATGTGCATCTACTGAATATGATATTTGGGATTATGCTAGAGACTTTGATTGTGAATCATTATCAGGTACGTTTGTGAAAGTTAGAGTACCAGCTGGCACAACTCCAGATCCTATAAATGATATAGTAACTCTTACTGAAATTATATCAGGTATACCTGCAGTAGGTTGTTACAGACCTATTCAATTAACTACTGGATTACCACAGTATGAAATAACACAATACTGGATTGATTGTGAATCATGTAATGGTATTACACCAGAGGAATACTGGGTTGTTGAAAGCTGT